TACGATACAACAGGCAAGAAGTACAAGACCTTTGAAGATCACACGGTTGCATCAATCATGCACGAGGGTGTAATGGCTTTGCTACGTAGACGGGGTGATGAAGTGTTTCGTTGTGGGGAAGCTGAGATAGAGTTTAACTTCTCAGCCAAAGAACTTCAGATAGAGTATCAAGATGAAACAGGAGAAAAGCTTGACTTACCTGAAAACGTAGTTAAAGTAGACTTTGGTAAAGAACAGTAGTGAGACATATAGAGTATATGATGAAGAGATTAGAAGAAGAAGACATGGTTAATAGTCCTGCTCACTACAATAAAGCAGGAATCGAGACTATTGACATGATAGAGTCTGTCACAGGTGATGGATTTGAAGCGTATCTTCAGGGCAACATTCTTAAATATTTGTGTAGATATAAATACAAGAATGGTGTAGAAGATTTAGAGAAAGCAAAATGGTATTTAAACAGATTAATTAAGACAATAGGAGAAGACGAAGATGGCATCTAATATGTTACCAACCTCATATCAAGAATTTATACATAAGTCTAGGTACGCTAGATGGATGGAAGAAGAGGGAAGAAGAGAGAATTGGGGCGAGACAGTCAGTAGATATGTAAACTTTATGGCTGATACGTTGATGGAGAAACACAACTACAAGATAGATAAAGTTGATAAAGAAATGATGGAAGACTACATTACTAGCTTGAGTGTAATGCCATCTATGAGAGCAATGATGACTGCAGGTGAAGCACTCAAGAGAGATAACACTTGTGGCTACAATTGTAGCTACCTGCCTGTAGACAGTCCAAGATCATTTGATGAAGCTATGTACATACTTATGTGTGGCACAGGTGTAGGTTTCTCTGTAGAAAGAGAGAACGTAGACAAGCTACCTATCATTAGTGAGAACATGCAGGAGTCTGATGTTGTTATCAAAGTGGAAGATAGTAAAGCAGGATGGGCAAAGGCGTACAGAGAGTTAGTAGCTTTGTTGTACTCAGGTATGATACCCACTTGGGATGTATCTAAGGTAAGACCATCAGGTGCAAGACTTAAAGTTATGGGTGGCAGGGCATCAGGTTCTGATCCTCTTGTTAACTTATTTAAGTTCACTGTAGAGAAATTCAAGAGTGCAACAGGTAGAAAGTTATTTCCTGTTGAGTGTCACGATATCATGTGTAAGGTTGGTGAGGTTGTTGTTGTAGGTGGCGTAAGACGATCTGCTTTGATCAGCCTATCTAACTTGAATGATGATCAGATGGCACACGCTAAGACAGGTCAATGGTGGGAGAGTCAAGGTCAAAGAGCATTGGCTAACAACTCTGTAGCCTACAAGGGCAAACCTAGTATGGAAACGTACATGAGAGAATGGTTAGCTTTGTATGAATCTAAGTCAGGTGAAAGAGGTATGTTCAACAGACAAGCCGCCGACGAGCAGGTAGCTAAGAGTGGCAGAAGACAGACAGGCTACATGTGGGGAACTAATCCTTGTTCAGAGATTATCCTTAGACCGTATCAGTTCTGTAATCTATCTGAAGTTGTTGTAAGAGAGAACGATGATCTTTCAACTTTGAGATCAAAGGTACGGATTGCTACCATGCTAGGTACATTCCAATCAACTCTTACAGATTTAAAATACTTACGTAAGATATGGAAAACAAACACAGAAGAAGAAAGATTGTTAGGTGTGTCATTGACAGGTATCATGGATCATCCTGTGTTAGCTAGAATGACTGACTCTAAGATATGGTTACAAGAGATGAAGCAGGTAGCTATTGATACAAACAGAGAGTATGCAGAGAAGATAGGAATACCTAGAAGTACTGCAATTACTTGTGTAAAGCCAAGTGGCACTGTGTCTCAGCTAACTGATTCTGCATCAGGTATCCATGCTAGACACAATCCGTTTTACATCAGAACTGTACGTGGTGACAACAAAGACCCACTCACACAGTTTATGAAAGAAGAGGGCATACCGTTTGAAGCTGATATCACAAAACCTGATAGTGTTACGGTCTTCTCTTTTCCTATGAAATCTCCTAGTGGTGCTATCACTAGAACTGAGATGAGTGCTATAGAACAACTAGAACTATGGAAACTCTATGCACTTAATTGGTGCGAACACAAACCATCTGTAACTATTTCTGTAAAGGAAGAGGAGTGGATGGAAGTAGGTTCGTGGTTGTATGATAACTTTGATATAGCTTCGGGTGTATCATTCTTACCATTCTCTGACCACACGTACCAACAAGCTCCTTATCAGGATATAGAAGCTGATGACTATCTAGAATGGAATGGTCGTGTACCATCTGCACTAGATTGGACTAAGTTCTCTAACTATGAAAAGGAAGATAATACGAGTGGTTCTCGTGAGTTGGCTTGTACTGCAGATGCCTGCGAAGTCGTAGACTTGAGTTCAAGCTAATGATAGAGATACCGATCAGCGAAGATTACATGCGTCATGCGAGGGAAAAAGCTTCCTCTGTAGGCATACTGCAGGGAAGTATTACAGGTGGCACTAGTAACGTAGTAGGTGCGATAGGCGAGGTAATCGTGGCTGATATCATTGGGGCAACTGAAGTAAACACAGTTAATTATGATTTAGTAAAAGATGGGAATCGAATCGACGTTAAGACTAAACGTTGTAATACTAGACCACAACCAAACTATGATTGCTCAGTTGCATCACATGGTACTAAGCAAGACTGTGACAGTTATGTGTTCGTGAGGATACTGACTGATCTCAGTAAGGCTTGGATACTAGGTAGCATTAGTAAACAAGAATACTATGCTGAAGCTACCCGATACAAGAAAGGTCAAGTTGACCCGAGCAACGGTTTTACATTCAGAACCGATTGTTATAATTTACCGATAAGCAAGTTAGAGCCGATCAATGAAATCAAAAGTGAAAGCGAAACTATTCTCACTAGAAGCGTTTCTTAATAAAGATGGGAATGTGGAAATACTCTACGATGCAGTAGAACCTGAAGAGTTTGAGAAGACTATGAATATGGGTCTTCCTATGTACGAGGGTACAAACAAGGTGGGAGACTTTATAAGATACCTGAGATCAATAGCACAAGAGGTTATGGATAAATCAGGTAGGTTCTTGTAGTGGAGTGGTGGGAAGCGTGGCTAGTCGTAGCTATAACTATCAACACCACTATCAATACAATTGTTTTCTTTAAGGGTCGTAAGATATCGAGACAGAGAGATAAGCCTACGTCTTCTTCTTCATAATCTTGAAGTCTTCTTTGTCTATCTTATTATTCTTATTCATGTCTAACTTAGCCTGACCACCGTACATCATGCCCATGCTGAACTTCTTCTTCTCAGTCATGCTACCCATTGGGTTCATCATGCCTGCTTGACCTGCAGATGACTTTCTGTTATCCTCAGCAAGTCCACCCATGTTCATTTTCTTTTTCTTAGCCATGCCACCGTACATCATTGGCTTTCTTGGGGTAGCACCACCACCGTACATCATGCCTTTACGTTGACCGTTGTTATACATCTTCATTAGTTTGTCTCCTTAGTTGGGTTAATTTTTTACTCTTCCGAATATCTTCTCGAAACCTGTCAAAGTTTCAGGGTCGGCATCAGGCGTGCTGGGTTTCTTTCTCACGTCAAAATAATCTCTAGCTTGAACATCTTTTGCACCTTCTCCAACCCCAGCAAGTTTTGCAATATTCATACCTAATTTATAGGGAGGAAAATCTGAAGCTATCTTTTTTAAGTTGGGGGATAGCCATTCACCTTCTCCGGGTACAGGAAAGGCTTGCTTATCTATGCCACCTATCAAGAAACCTTTTTCTTCTCCTTGTTTGACATAGTTGTTGTAATTATTAATCACCCCATCTCCGTCTGAAGAAAAGAATCCCTCTCCTGCATTTGGATTTAATCTTGAACCCTCTGCACTTTCGTACTTGACAACTTGTTTTGCAACAGCGTTAGTCATAAGTTGTAAGAAGTTTGTCTCTGCTCTTTGTGCTAAAGGCTGTCCAGTTTTCATAATTTTAACAACGTGTTCAGCAATCTCTGGATTATCTATCATAGCTTCAAAAGCATTAAAGTTTTTCATTCTCATAGTCTGCAAGATTGCTTCAGTTGCCACGTACTTGAACGATACAACTTCTCTAGCCATAGAGTAAACCCTACTTATATAAGATTCTACAGATAAACCACGTGGTATTCCTGCAAAGTTTACACCTGAACTTGCTCCCGGAACTCTAGTATTCATCAAGCCTGCTATTGCTTGTAAGTTATCATAGAGTTTATCATCCCCTGTTGCTCTTTGAAATATAGTTTTTATGACTCTAGTTTGTTGGGTAGTCTCTTCTCCCCCTAGTAATTTCCACATAGCAGCAGGATCAACTGCAGTAGGTATAGGCTTTGCCGCAGTACCTATTGTTCCTTGTACGGATTTTACTGCTCCTGTTTGTATAAACTCTAAAGTTTGTTTAGCTACATGCTTATCATATCGCTTTATTCTATCATCAAAACTTTTTCCTGTTACGCCTTTTTGTTTTAAGTTACGTATGTATCCTCTTCTCACAGAGTCCAGCTTGCCAAGTCCATCTGCACCTTGACTAATAATTTTAGCCATACTAGGTGGGTTTAAATCAGAACTATACTTCACCATCAAGTCAGCTTCATCTTTTAAATCTCTAGCTACTTTACTGTCAGGCTTACGTATTTGTGCTACAATATCTCTTGTGTCATCTAAAGCTTTGTTAAAATATAATTTAGCAGGCTTACTAACTCGTATAAGCTCATCCACTCCACCTACATCATATATAGAATCAATGTCAGCTTGACTAAATAAAGGCGTTACTGTTCCATCTT